AGCAACTAATGAATCTTGGAATGGTACAGCATGGACTGAGATAGCAGATATGAATGCTGCTAAAAGTACTGGAACTGGTACTGGTAGTGCAACAGCAGGATTAGCAGTGGGGGGAACACCCTCTCCAACAGCAGCTAATTGTGAAACTTGGAATGGAACATCTTGGACAGAAGTAAATAATTTAAATTCAGGTAGATATGGTTTAAATAGTGCAGGCACTAGCACAGCCGGAATAGTATTTGCAGGATCTCCAGAACCAGCAGGTGTAGCTTTAACAGAAAAATGGAATGGTACAAACTGGACAGAAGTAGGAGATTTAAATGTTGCTAGGATGCAACCTGGAGGAAGTGGAACATCTACAGCAGGATTAGCATTTGGTGGATTAAATGGTTCAAGTTATAAAAATCTTACAGAAAAATACAATGGAACTAGTTGGACAGAAGTAAACAATCTGAACACGGCAAGATTCGCTATGGGGGCTGCAGGAACTCAAGCTTCTGCTCTTGCTTATAATGGCTCTATTCCTGGAGGAGATACTCAAGCAACAGAAGAATGGAATGAACCTGCTCATGTAATACAAGAATTTGATTTATCATAATTCTTTAAACTGATACTTAAAAGTCTTATAAATAATAGTAACATCATAGATATATAATAAGGAGAAATGAATGAGTGACGATATAATAAAAAAAGACATTAAAAGTCTTGTAGAAAACGAAATCCCCAATCTACACAATCTATTAAGCACAGAAGAAGTTTCTGATTTTAAAGCAATGACGGAAGAGTTGCGAGATACTTGGACTAAGAAACAAATGTTTCGAACAGAAACAGAAGCAAGATTTTCAGTATTACAAGACAACCGTTATCCAACTAAAGGTGCCAAGTATTGGCAATGTGTGAGAGAACAATCAAGTTATTTAGATAATCTAATGACATTATCGTTTGACTATCGAAGAAGTGAAGCGAAGATTAAATACCTAGAGAAAAAAATATCTACTGAAACAGATGAATACAAATTAACTAAATACGAAATTGATTTAGATGAAGCTCGTTTTGGTAAAGCGTCTATGGAAAAAACTGCTAAACATAGAATGAGAGAGATCAAGATGTGGTCTAAATTGAAAGGTGAGTTTAATGATGGCTCATTTAATGATAAAGATGTTAATGAACATCAACTAGAATCTTATCGTTTAATGTATCAAGGTAAAGCAAAAAATCTAACTTCAAGTACAAGTGAAGCCGAAGTGTTTAACATAATAGGTCAATTATCATCTCTTGAAAGAATTAAAAAATCTGGTGAATTAGAAAATAAAACTGAAAAAAAAGAACAGATTACTCAACATGGACAACCAAAACCTTAAATTTGATTTCGTATTTTTAGGTCAGTCTGTTTTAAAGTATCAAGTACCTTTAGATATTTTTCAATCGATTAATCAAATTTACGAACATAATTTTCATAACCTTGAAAGAGCTAACACACAGTTAGTTGGTAAGATAGAGAACGAACATTCTTTATTTTATCATGGTAAAGATCAGATAAAGATGAAAAATCATAATATGTTGCCAAGAAATGTAACAGATTATTTTATGTCTATATTCAATCACTATTTAGCTTTTAATAAAATAAAAGATTATGATACTCATTTAAATTCTATATGGGTGAATGAGATGAAACAACATGAATATAATCCTGCACATATTCATAGAGGAATGTTATTTACAGGACTGTCTTCTGTAATGATTTTAAAACTACCTTCTACATTTGGTAAAGAATATTCAGCAGAACAATCACCACAAAACGGAAGACTACAAATACTAGGGGCAGCCAATGGTCAGTTTTCTAAAGTAGATTATCAACCACCAATGGACCTTAGAGATTTCTATGTGTTTCCTTATGACATGAGGCATTGTGTTTATCCTTTTAATGGCACTACTGAAACTAGACGAACACTTGCTGCAAACTGTGATGTAAACTTTGATCCAATTAAAAATAGAGGAGCTATATAATGGATAAACAATATTTAATTAGAGATGACCATATTGGTATATTTAAAAACTTTATGCCAAATGAATTAATAGAAGACTATTTAAATTATTTTAATAAGTGTGAGCAACAAGGTGCAGTATATCCAAGAAAAATAGATGAAACAATGGTATCAGGCAATTCAATAGATACTATACGAGAATCTTGGAGAGAAACTAATGTTGCCTTAACATATACAAACAAACCTTTTATAGAAAGATTTTTTAAAGAAGTATATCCATTATATGTTCAAAAATACTCTTATTTAAAATCACTAGCTAAACATACTATTTTAGAAGTTAAAATACAAAAAACTAAAATAGGTGAGGGTTATCATCGCTGGCATTGTGAAAATGCAGATATGCAATCAAGAAATAGAATATTAGCTTTTATGGTTTATCTAAATGATGTAACCGAAGGTGGAGAAACAGAATTTTTATATCAAAAGTGTAGATTCAAACCAGAAAAAAATACATTGATGATATGGCCATCACAATTTACACACATTCATAGAGGCAACCCACCTCTATCAAATGACAAATATATAATAACAGGATGGATAGAATACGGATATTAATATGATAGTGACAGAACCACGTTGGAAATCTTTTATAGTAGAAACAACAACACCACTATTTACACCAGAACAATGTAATAAAATTATTGCAGCAGGACGTTCAGAGCCTAGAAATGACGCACAAGTTGGAAGTGATAAAGGATTTAAAGATGGAGAAATGAATACTAAAACTAGAACCTCACATATCAGTTGGATACCTTTTAAAAAAATGCATGAAATGTATAAAGATATTGAACGTATGATGAAAACTACAAATGGTAATCATTTTGGTTTTGATGGTATGACAATAACTGAATTAGCACAATACACAGAATATCCAGAAGGTGGGTTTTATGAATGGCATACTGATAATAATGTAAATATGGAACATGAACCACCTGTTAGAAAAATATCTATGACATTATTACTTTCACCTGAATCAGAATTCGAAGGTGGAGATTTAGAATTAATGTCCGAAGGTAAGGTTGCAAAACTTAAACAAGGACACGCAATATTTTTTGCTTCATTTATCAGACACAGAGTAAAACCTGTTATACGTGGAAACAGAAAATCACTTGTGATGTGGTTTGGAGGGCCATCTTTTAAATAATGTTTAGAGAATTACATTTTCCAACACCTGTCTATATTGCCGATATAAAACATCCAACTCTTAATCAAGAACTTGAAAGAGATATAATAGCGTGGTCTAATAAAGATAAAGGAGTTGTAAGAACTAATGTTCAAGGTTGGCACTCACCTACTAACATGAATGAACTACCTGAGTATCAGAAATTAGTTCGTATGTTATATGCTTCACAAAAAACTATTTACAATCAAGAACATTTAGATAGTGAACCTGTATTAGGTAATATGTGGGCTAACATTAATCCACCAGGTGGTATGAATCGTGCTCATCAACATCCTAATTCTTTATGGTCGGGTGTGTATTATATCAAAGCTCCTAAAAACTCTGGTAATCTAAAAATAGATGATCCAAGATCGGTTGCTTCTATGTCCAGACCTAAACAAAAAGAAGGTAAACTACCAGATAGATTATTAAGAGAAACACATTATGAACCAAAAGATGGAAGATTAATTATGTTTCCTGCATGGTTAATGCATTGTGTTGATCCTAATGAATCTAATGATATAAGGATATCAGTTTCATTTAATTTTTTACAGAAAGGAATGTTTGTATAATGTTTAATAAATATCAAGTAATCAAAGGTGCTATCAACTACGAGTTAGCTAATTTTATATTTAACTACTTCTTACTTAAAAGGGATGCTGTTAAATTTATGTATGAAAATAACATTCATGCACAATCTTCTATTCTTGGGACATGGGCAGACCAGCAAATACCTAATACTTATTCTTGTTATGGTGATTTTGTAATGGATACTTTACTAGTTAAAGTGTTACCAAAAATGCAACAAGAAACAGGATTAAACCTAGTCCCAACTTATTCTTATGCAAGAGCTTATAAAAAAGGAGACACACTTCATAGACACAAAGACAGACCAAGCTGTGAGATATCTACTACGATAAACTTGGGTGGTGAGCCGTGGCCAATATTTATAGATGGGACAGGAGCTAATAATGTCATTAATGAAAGAGAAAATTTAGTTAAACCCGGTGCTCCACAAGGTGAGAAAGTCTTGCTTGAAGTGGGAGATATGTTAGTATATAGTGGTTGTGAACTTGAACATTGGCGTGAGCCTTTTGAAGGAAACATTTGTGGTCAGGTATTTCTACATTATAATCATGTAAACGGCTCATTTGCTGAAAAAAACAAATTTGATGGGCGTCCTATGTTGGGTCTACCATCATCTGTAAAATAGTATATTAAAAACTTATAAATATAAGAAAGATTTAATATATAGAGAGATTGACCAATGGCAACAATACAAAATATCACTATTGACCAAGACGCTGATTACACAGAAACTTTAACTATTAAAGATTCGGCAGGTACAGTTGTAAATCTAACAGGACAGACGATAACAAGTAAGATAAGAAAGACTCACTTATCAACATCTTCTACCTCTTTAACTACTGCTATCATAGGTGCAACTGCAGGTACTT